ATCTTTCTCAGTGATGGCGAACTCTCCGCTGCTTACGGCACTCCTGACCCGAGATGGCGACCTCAGCCAGTCCAGCAGGCCGCCTGATGCGCGCGTGCCTGTGGATAACACCAGCGGGAAAGGTCGCCTAGAAATGTATAACTTCCTCACAGCCGAGGATTGCGCTCTCCGCTTTTCCACCGTCCTGCGCCGGCATTTTCAATGGACGCGCTGCGCCGACAAATTTCTCGCCCGCCGCATCGGCATCGACCGCCGCGTCGCGCAGAATTACCTCTACGGCGTGCATTCCCCGCCCGCGCACAAGTTGATTGAACTAATGGCGGAAGTGTCCGAACTCGCCGACGAAGTAAATCGCCTCGTCGCTGAACGAAGGGCGGCCCGTGGCAACGGATGACATTCGCCGCGGAGTTTTCCACCGCCTGGCGCGGCGTGCGGATTGAGCAGTCCGAACTACGCCTCGGCTGGATCACGTTGTGGTGGTGCCGCGCCTCGGTCAGCAACGAACTCGGGCGTTACCGCGCCGCCCTGGCGGAGGCCGCGAATGAACTGAAGCCGCGATAACGGACGGGAGGAAACCACATGAGCCAGCCGGCCGAACGCGTGGTGACAGTGACCACTGAACGCTACCGCCGCGAGACCGGCCGCCTCATCGCGGCACTGCGCCACGACGGCCTGCGCTGGCGCGAGATCGCCGAGCGCACCGACCTGACGATACACACCTGCCGCGCGCTGCTGCGCCTGTACGGCGCGGACTGGGTGCCCCCGCAGTGGCCAAAGACCGTGACCGTCGTCCACGGCCGCTTCTGGTGGATCAAGCGTGAGGGCGAGCTGTGAGCCGCCGTAAGCCTCTCGCCATAGACCTCTATGCCGGCCTCGGCGGCTGGTCTGAGGGCCTGTTGGCCGAGGGCTACGACGTAATCGGCTTCGACATCGAGGCCCACCGGTACGGCGAGCACGCCTATCCCGCGCAACTGGTGCTGCAAGACGTGCTGACGCTGGACGGCGCGCAGTTCAAAGACGCCACGCTGATCGTCGCCAGCCCGCCGTGCCAGGGCTACAGCTATCGTGCGATGCCCTGGAAGCGCGCAAAGGCGCTGCCGCCGCCCGACAACTCGCTGTTTGAGTCGTGTTTTCGCATTCAGCGCGAGGCCACTGAGGCCGCCGGACATCACATCCCGCTCGTCGTGGAAAACGTGCGCGGCGCGCAGAAGTGGGTCGGGCGGGCGCGGTGGAACTTCGGCAGCTATTACCTGTGGGGCGATGTGCCGGCGCTGATGCCAATCACGTTCGCCGGAATAAAGGTTTCGGGATTGGCTGATGGCCGGTTTCCTCCCGGCGGTCTCGCTCAAGGACATCTGGACGGCATCAAAGGCGTCCCGCACCGCACCGCCGGACACTGGACCAATCCCGCTGAACATGAGGGGCTGAAACAACCCGGTATCGACCTGTCCGATGTCGGCTTCAACGTCGCGAACGCCAGACAATTCGCGCACATGGTCGAGGGTGTGAAGATAGAACGCTCCGAGGACGACAAGCGGCAACACATCGGCACATCCAGAAAATTCGCATCCGCCATGATTGCCAAGATCCCGCTGCCGCTCGCTCGCCACATCGCGCGGGTCTACCTGCCATGAGCGAACAGCCCGCCATCATCGTCACCATCCCGACGCCGCCCAGTCTTAACAAACTTTGGGTCACCGCTCCTGGCAAGCCACGGGTTCGTAGCCGCGAGTACCGCGCGTGGGCTGAAAAGGCCGGCTGGTTGTTACGAATGCAGATCGTCGGCATGGCGCCGCTGGCCTGCCGTTTCAATCTCGACATCGAAGTGCCGATTTCGCGCCGCGACACGGGGAATTTCGAGAAGGCGCTGTGCGATTTATGCGAAAGCTGTGGTGTGGTCACCAACGATGGCAACGCCCATCGCATCACGGTCACGCCAACGGAACGGACGGACTGCCTGCTGGCTTTTTGGCCGCTGCCCGAGATGGAATCGGTGCGTGCCCCGGCGGCACCACGACGCGCGGCACGGACACGCACGTTCAGGGCGACACGGAAATTGCCGGGATTGGCCTGGAGGATGCCGTGATGCCAGTCATGCCCGACGATGACGTGATCATCTCGGAACGACAGAATGGCACGTCAACGCGCGATATCGGACGGTTGCTCGGGCGCGGCAAGAACAGCATCGCCGGGCGCATCAACCGGCTCCGGGCGTTGGGCCTCATCACCGAGGTGCTGCCGTCCCCGATCCACCCCCCCGGCGCTCCAGCCCCCTACCCCCGCGCGGCCCCTCCAAGGCCCGTTCAGGCCGACGTGGCGCCCGAGGTCGGATTACCCATCAGCCTCGCGTGCTCGGCACTACGGTCTCCTTCGGAGCCCTCCGTCCAGCTCACACCGGCTCCGGCGTCACTCCCGCTCTCCGGACAGTGCCGGTTCCCGTTGTGGGCCGACAACACGGCGCCGAACCACGAGTATTGCCGGAAACCCGCCCGGCTCGGATCAGCGTATTGCCCGCATTGCCGCGCCATCTGTTACGCGCGCGAACCACGACACTGGGCGGCGTCGTGACCGCCATGCTCCGCGTGCTCTCGCTCGGTGCCGGCGTGCAGTCAACGACCCTCGCGCTGATGGCGGCGGCGGGGGAGATCGGGCCAATGCCGGACTTCGCGATCTTCGCGGACACCGGCTGGGAGCCGCGCGCGGTTTATGACCACCTCGACAGACTGGAGCCGATGCTGCCGTTCCCCGTCGTACGCGTTTCGGCGGGAGACCTCCGCGCCGACATCATGGCGAAACGCAATACGACCGGTGGTCGGCTCGCGGCGGTGCCCTGGTTCCTGCGGATGCCGGACGGCGGTGACGGGATTGGGCGCCGGCAATGCACGGCGGAATACAAACTGGCGCCGATACAACGCCGCGTCCGTCAATTGCTCGGGGGCAAGACACCAAAGGGCGGCTGCGAGATGTGGGTTGGTATCTCGCGCGACGAAGCGCATCGCATGAAGCCCTCGCGCGTCGGCTACATCAGCAACCGATGGCCGCTGATCGAGCGGGACATGACCCGCGCCGACTGCCAGGCGTGGCTCAGACGGCACGTTGATATGGAGCCACCCAAATCCGCCTGCGTAGGGTGCCCCTACCACAGCGCCGCCCGGTGGCGCGCCATTAGGGCCGACCCCGTCGCCTGGGCGGACGTTCTGGAGGTGGATGCCGCGATCCGGAATCAGCCGGGGTTTCGTGGCCAGCAGTTCATGCACCCGGCCCGCGTGCCGATCGCCGAGGTGGATCTGCGCTCGTGGGCCGATCGCGGCCAGGGAGACCTGTTCGGGGAGGAATGTGAGGGAATGTGCGGAACGTGACCACCCGCGCCACTCAGCCGGACCTCTTCGACCCAGTCGTGCACAGTCGTGCCGCACGTCTCGACACCTCTCCGCCGCAACGCCCCGTCCGTCCGTTCGGGTTCACGGGAGAGGGCTGCGACCCAGACCCGACATACGTGCCGCCCGAATGGCTTCGCCTGCCCACCGACCAACCCCGCCCCATCGCCGAGCCCGTCGCACGCATTCTCGTCCACGCCATCCTCGCGCGGCTCCAAAGGCGCCTGTCATGAGCCAGTCCCTCGACACCATCGCCGAGACACGCCGCCACCTCTGGGAGGCGGGCTTCCGCCCCGTGCCCATCCATAACTGGGACGCCAAAGGACCATCCCCAGGGAAACGTCCACTCGGCGACAACTGGCGCGAGTCCGCCCTCAAAGACCCGCCTTTCTGCACTACCATTCCACCCGTCGCGTTCGCGCTCAACACCGGCATCCTCGCTGATGGTTTGCGTGCCATCGATATCGACATCGACGACCCGGAACTCGCGCTCCGCGTCCGCGCCATGGTCATCGCGCGCTTCGGCGAGGCCCCGATCAGGGTTCGGCACAATTCCGCCCGCTCGCTGGTCCTTTATGCCGCCGCCGCCGGACAGCCGCGCAAGACCGAAATCGTCGGCCGAAGCCACACAAAGGAAAATGCCTGCAAGGTCGAAGTCCTCGGCGCCGGGCAACAATTCGTTGCCTTCGGCCGCCACGACAGTGGCGCCGACCTGGAATGGACCACCCAACCCGGCGATATCGTCCGGCCAAACCTCCTCGCGATCACAGAAGCCGAACTGCTGGCGTTCCTCACCGAGGCCGCCGCCATTATCAACGCGCCACCGCCCGGGATGTCCAACGGGCAGGACCACGAACCGGGCGACCCTCAGGCCGAACCGCTCCGCGTCGCCGCGGCGCTGGCCGCCATCCCAAACACCGGACCAGCCAACTGGGAAGCATGGAACCGCGTCGGAATGGCCCTCTGGGCCGCCACCGGGGGATCGGCCTTCGGCGGCGACCTGTTTGACACCTGGAGCAGGCGAAACCCGGCCTACAATGCGAAAATAACCGCGAAACGCTGGGAAGACTACCCGAACAGTCCACCGACAAAGATCGGCGCCGGATCGCTGTTCCACATGGCAGGCGGCACGTTTCACCCTGAAACGCCCCTCGGAGAGCCACCCGACTGGGTGAACGATCCGACGCCAATCACCGAGCCACCATCCAAACCTGATGAACGCAAACCCGCGCTCCAACTGGCCTATGGTTGGGATGCCCTTCAGGCCAGACCCCTCGGCACCATCGTGGAAGGGCTGCTGCACGCCGGAAGCATCACCCTGGTCTACGGACCACCCAAAAGCGGCAAAAGCTTCCTGGTCACCGACCTCGCCCTCGCCATCACCGACGAAAACCGCAGCGACTGGATGGGTCACGACATCGTGCGGCACGGTCCCGTGCTTTACGTCGCCTGCGAGGGTCACGCCGGATTCTGGAAACGCCTCACCGCCGCCGCGCAGGCCAACGGCTGGGACCGAGACACTTACCCCAAGGGATTCATCCTCGCCACCGGACGACCCATGCTGATCCGTGCCGAAACCCGCGGCCTCACATATGCCCCTGATCCATCGTCGATCATCGAGGCCCTCGCGGACGCCAGGCAACGCGGCCTCGATCCGGTCGCGATCGTCATCGACACCGTGTTCCGCTCTTTCGGCGTGGGAAATGTCAACGCGTCCCCCGATATGAACGTCTACCTCTCCAGCGTGACTGTCCTGATCGACCAGGGCTACGCCGTCGCCCTGGTGCATCACGAAATCAAGGCCGGCGGCACCCCGGCGGGCAGCGTCTCGCTGATCGGCGGTGCTGATACCATCGTTCACGTATGGCCCGAGAACGAGACCCGCGCCCTACGGTTCTTCCAGGTCGAGATGGCCAAGGACGACGCCGAAACGGAGCCGCGCGCTTTTACCCTGGAAATCGTCCCCGTTGGCCTCGACCCGGAGGGGCGACCGGTTTCCTCGTGCATCGTCCATGACGCCGGAGCTTCTCAACAGCCGACGAAGAAGCGGGGCCGCCCGGTCTCCGGCAACAGCGAGACAGCCATCCTCGCGGCTCTCATCCTCGACGAATTATACAACCTGATGGCCGATCCGAGGGAGGGCGAGGACGTCCTCATGCACCCGGAATCACCCCCAATCCGGGCTATCGCCAGGGGGAGGCTACGTGCCTCAATAAAGAAGGCCGGGATTTTAGACGCAGAGGACGGAAATGGCAACGAAACCGAACGGCAAAGGGACGTGAAAGCGAACAACCAAAGGATACAAAGGGCGATTACCATGCTGAAAAGACAGGAAAAAATCATATGCGACGATGTCTGGGTCGGACTGCGGTGAACCGGCCTCAATAATTGGCCTCATTCTTGAGGCCTCTTTAATGAGGCCAAGGCAGCCCGGTTCGGCTTCGGCCTCACTAAATCCCCCCCCCCCTAAAGGGGGGGGATTATTGAGGCCAAACCGGGTGCCGCCGTCGTGAAGCGTAACGAACGCCGCAACCAGCGTAACGAACTACCGCAACCAGGAGTTGAAGAAGTGCCAGACCTTCCTGCTGTCATCGCCGACCGGATCAAACTTTCCGTGGCGGACGAAACGCGTCTCCATGTCGAGTGCCTCGCATACGATCACGGAAGGCGCGACGCACTACGCCAACAACTCAAGGCGCTGGTCGAGCAGGCCGCCGCGCAGGCGAAGCGGTCGGCAAAAACAGCCGACGGGCCACTCGCGGCCAACTACGACCGCGAACTGTGCGACCGCGACCGCGAGGTGTGGCGGGCACTGCAAGCCGCGCTCCACCGATGACCGACAAGGACCAACCGACGCGGCGACTGATCCGTGCCGCCCTCGCCGAGGGACGGAAAGAAACAGACCGCCTCAAAGCACAAGGCCTGCCCGCCGAGGCAATCATGCGGATCTGGGAAAAGCGCGCGGGCATCAAATGGGATGAAGCAAGCCAATCCCATCTCCCCGACCCATGATCCTGCTCTACGCACTCCAGGTCGCCGTCGTGATCACCCTCGCGGCAGCCGGCATCGCACTCGCGGCGGCACGCCTCATCCAGCGCGGCGGCGGCAATGATTGACCCGATCCCATGGGACTGGCAGGTTCTGCCTGTCATGACACGGTGAATTCTCCGGGCCGTGCCCGTCCGGCAAGCCAGATGCCGGATGTGGTCAGAGGGGTTGGCTTCGGAGTCCCTCGATGACGTTACGGACGGTCGTGCTGACCGTCGCGCACATTTTGAACGACCCGCCAATCGCTGGGCGCCGGGTGCAGCTCGTGCCATTCCCACGCGGATACCAGCCACCGCGCCAGCGGGAGGGGCACCACAGCGGTTCCACGCGACCAGCGGGTGGGGAGGCCGCTGTCGCACCGCAGACGCCGCGCAAGCTCACGATGCGACCACCCCAATACTCGCAAGGCCTCTTCGAATTCCTTCGGGGTCATAGCCCAGCGTCCCGCTTCTCCAGCCGGTCCAGCCGATCCTCAATGCTGCTGATCCGTCGACCCAGTACGATCGCGTCCTCCAGCAGAAACGACTTGGTGTTCCGAAGGTCGGTGTTCAGCGAACCCATCGTGTCGATGACCCGTTCAAACTGGTCGTTCATACGGCTCATCAACGCATCAAATCGCCCGTTCATGTGCGCCTCGAGCGTGGCGAACGCGGCTCGCGTCTCGTCGTCCATCACCGCGTGGCCTCCAGCAGCCGCCGGGCGGCCACCTGACGCTGTGGCGGCATGTCCTTGAGCAAAGAGCGGGGAATGTCCGTCGTCTCGCCACGCGCCAACTGAACGGCCGCACGGGCCATGTCACCGGCCGCGAGCAGCCCAGCGAGTATTTCCGCCTCGGCCGGCGTCTCGTCCAACCATTCACAACGGACCTCGTCCAACCGATACGCCGCCGCCAGTAGCGCGGAGACGGTCATGTCGAGGCGCAACCGCAACGCAGCGTTCAACGTCAGCAACTCCTCGCGGGTCGGCTCAGTGGTGTCGGGATCGTCAATGCTGGTCATCGCTCAACCCTCCATCGCGCCGCTGACCGTGGCGTTCATCCCCAGCAACCCGAACGCCTCGCGGTTGGCCGCGACCGTTTCCTTGTCGCCCGCCGCGTAAGCCGCCGAGATCGTCTCGCAAACCTCGGCTGCCTTCAGAACGTCGCCCGTGATGTGGTCCATGCGGCCGGGTGCCCGCGCTTCCTGACGATCCGCGAACGCCCGCAAATTCGCGGCGAAGCGAGCATAATTCGCCGCGCGGGCAATGGCGCGCTGTTCAATGGTCATCTCGGATGTAATCGGCTGGTGGCTGCTCATGTCCGTGTCTCCTGGTTGATGAAGACACCATACAGCGCGATATGCGGACAGCCAATGACATTTTGCGGACAGGCGCGATTTATTCCGCGGCTCTTGACCAATGGTGAAAATCCGGACACATTTCCAGGCCAATCCGGGGCCACCGCCATGAAACGCACGCTCGCCGCAGCCATCGCCGTCGTCGCCGGAGCGGGGTTCTTCGGCCACTTCGCTACTCCCGCCCACGCCACATTGATCACCTCCTTCGCTCAGGAGAGCGGGTCCAACACCGTCACCGCCACCGACAACGGCATCACGACGAACATCTCCATCGCGGCCGGAACCCTCGTCACCCTCGGCGGCGGCCTGTTCAATGTCGCCGGCGCGAGTTTTCAGCTCGCCGCGACATCGATCGACGCCGCCGTGCTGTTCGGTAATCAAATAATCCAGCACTACTCAGGCACGTTCTGCATCTCTTCGGTGGCGGGCTGCGGCGGAAACTTCCTCTCCGGCACGTTCACGGACGCGGCTTTCGGTGCCAATGGTGGACCCGGCCTGACAGTCCAGGTCTCCAACCCGCCCGAACAGCTGGTTCTGGCGAGCAACATCATCCCGGCGAGCCAGTTGCTGGCGCCGTCGAGCTTCAACCTGACCTTTGTCGACCTCGCCGCGCTGACCATCGACGGCGCAACCATCGGCGCGTTCACAGCATCCTTCACGGGCGACGTGTCCGCCTCGGCCACCCCAGAGCCAGCCGCCCTGGCCATCCTCGGCGTCGCACTGGCCGCCCTGGGCTATGTCACCGCCACCCGCCGGCCACGCCGCACAGACCCCTCGGAAGCCGCCGCATGAGCCTCTGTCCCCGGGCGCCTCTTGCATCCGCCGCTGCGTCAGGCGATACTGCGTAACTCAGCTACACAGATTCCCCCCTATCCACCGCCGGGTTCGCCTCCGGCGGTTTTTTTTGTACGCGCCGCCTGACCAAATCAGGCCGTTTCTTGACATTTCCGCCGCGCCATGTGGTAACCGGATACCACACGGCCTGGTTGCAGGCGTGTAACAGGGTTTTCAGGGGTCGTCCGTGATATCAAGGTCCGGCCACGCAAATGGTACGTCATTCAAGCCAGGACAGTCCGGTAATCCCAGCGGACGACGGAAGATCCCCACTGACGTTATCGAAATGGCTCGGGCGCACACGCCAGTAGCGATTGGCAGGCTGGCGAGCATCGTTTGTGATGACAAAGCGCCTCCAGCCGCCCAGGTCGCCGCCGCCGTGGTGTTACTCGAACGTGCCTGGGGCAAGCCCGTGCAGCCGATCGACGCCGACGTGAACATGCGCGCGAGCTACGTCATCCGTGCGCCCTCGGCCACAGCATCAGTGCAGGAATGGCTCCGCCAATACGCGCCGGCCGGCATGGTCGAGCCCGTCATGGTGACGGACGATAATGGAAACACCTGATGCGGATGGCTTGTTGACCGCATGGTCCCCGCAGCCGGGACCACAGGCCGCGTTCGTCGATTGCGCGGTGTTCGAGTGCTTCTTCGGTGGCGCACGCGGCGGCGGCAAGACCGAGGCCGTTATTGGCGAGTGGGCGATCCATGCCGCGCAGTATGGGGTCGACGCCATCGGTCTGATGATCCGCCGCACTCGCGTTGAACTCGATGAAACATTCGAGCGAGCCAAATCGATCTATACCAAGATCGGCGTTCACGCGACCTACAATCCTCGACGTTTCATATTCCCGAACGGCGCGCGCATTACTTACGCTTACCTGGAGCGGGATGCTGACGCGGAGACATACCAGGGGTGGAGTTGCACGCGTGTGTATGTCGAGGAGGCGGGCAATTTTCCCTCACCCGCGCCGATCCTGAAGCTGATGGCGACATTACGCAGCGGCGCTGGCGTGCCGGTTGGCATGCGTCTCACTGGCAACCCAGGCGGGTCAGGACACCAGTGGTTGCGCTCGCGCTACATCGACCCGGCGCCGTTGGGCTGGCGCGTGTTGCGTGACGATACGGGATTGGAGCGGATCTACATCCCCTCGCGGGTCGCCGATAACGCATACCTCGGCCCCGACTATGTGCAGCGGCTCCAGGCGTCGGGCTCGCCGGAACTGGTCCGCGCGTGGTTGTTTGGTGATTGGTCAGTCGTTTCGGGAGCGTTCTTTTCCGAGTTCAGCGCCGATCGGCACATAATCACGCCTCGATCTCTCCCCGACCACTGGGCGCGGTTTCGCAGCTTCGACTGGGGCAGCGCGCGGCCGTTCGCCGTGCATTGGTTTGCCGTGAGCGACGGGTCCATTCCCGACATCGCGCGCGGCTGCCTCGTTTGCTATCGGGAATGGTACGGCATGAAGCCTGGAGAGCCGAACGTCGGGCTGCGTATGACGGCGGAGCAGGTCGCCGAGGGCATTCGCGACCGCGAGCGCGACGATCCGAAGCCGGCCAGCGGCATGATGGTGGGCGTGGCCGATCCGGCGATATACAGCGAGGATGGCGGCCCCTCGATCGCCGCGCGCATGACGCAGGCGGCCCGTATCGTGTTCCGCCCAGCAGACAACAAGAGGGTGCCGCGGCTGGGCGCGATAGGCGGCTGGGATCAGGTCAGGGCGCGACTGGTCGGTGACGGCGATGGCAACCCGATGGTGGTGTTCTTCTCGACGTGCAAAGACCTGATCAGAACCGTTCCGGCATTGCAGCATGATCCGATCCGAGCGGAAGACGTTGACACAAGTTCTGAAGATCACGCGGCTGATTCGTTACGGTATAGTTGTATGTCACGTCCTTACGTTCGCGACATGGAACGGCCGAAGCCACGCGACAGTTGGGACGCGGCGTTCAATCGCGACGCGGAAGAACTGCGCGACTGGAGGGTGGCGTGATGATCGAGCAACGCGGGCTGACCGAAGCCGACCGGGAAAAGATCGAGGCGCTGATCCGGGTCGCCACGGCGCGGCATCGTATCGCGATGAACGAACATCTGGCCGAGCTGCAGCCCATTGAGGCGATGGCCGTGCTGGGTGATCTGATGAACTCTACCCTGGACCGTTTTCCGTCACCGCCCACGCGACGCGTTACCTTCAAGGCATGGGTGGCGGCGTTTCTCGAAGATGGGGCGATGGATAATGACTGACATTCGCACACTGAGCGGAGCGGAGTTCCAACGCGAGGTCGGCACTGACGTGGACAAGTGGGCCGACGCGGCGATGATCGCAGCCGAGGATCTCGGCTTCACGGTTGAGCGGGAGTGGCTGCGCTCGCTGTTGGCTGATGCGATGGAGGCGGCGAGCAAGAACTCGATCCGTGAAGTGATCAGACCGACATGAGCCAGTCGCTCTACCCCGACCCGCCAACGGCACCGGAGGATGTCACCGTGCTTTCGGTCAAGCGTGCGATCGAGAAGCAACTCGACGCACTCCTGCACGCCGACCTGTTCCCGCCGCCGGCGCCAGACCGGAAACTCGTCCAGCGAGCCCATACTCTGGTCAACTGCCTACTGACGTTTTTGGACGGGGCCGTCACGTCGGATGCGTTGTCCGTGATGGAGTTCCAACGCCTCATGGAGATTACGATGCGGGGTGTGGTGAGGCAGCAGGGGCGTAAGAACCTCGCGCCGTATTTGCGAAAACTCGCCGGCGAAGTGGAACGATCCGACGCCGAGAACGCCAAGGCAGACAGCGCTCGAACGCGGCGCGTCAAGGGCAGCGGATAATGTCCCAATCCCTCTATCCCGACCCGCCGACCGCCCCGGAGGCCGCCGAGTCGTCGCGTCCGAAGGGTGGGCCGGGGATCGCGGACGACCGCTACCCGCGCGACCTGGACGACCTGCACGCGCGACAGGTCCAGTGGTTCGAGGACAGCGAGATGGCAACGGCGGATGGCCGCCGTATGTCGCAACGCGATCGCGATTACAAGGACGGCTACCAGTGGAGCGCGGCGGAAAAGGAGGCGCTGAAGGCGCGCGGCCAGCCGGAAATCACCATCAATAAGATCGCTGATAAAGTCGAACTGATGTGCGGCCTCGAGCGCAAGTCGAGGACCGACCCAAAAGCATTCGCCCGCAACCCGACCGACGAGGACAAGGCGAACGCCGCGACGCAGGGGCTTCGCTACATCTCCGACGACAACAACTTTCCGCTGATCCGCTCGGACGTTTACGAAAGCCTGATGGTCGAGGGCGCGGGCGGCGCTGATCTGGCGCTGGAGGACGACGGGCGGGGTGGTGCGGACATCAGGATTACGCAGGTGCCGTTCGATCGCCTGTTCTGGGACCCTCATAGCAGACGACTGGACTTTAGCGACGCGCGC